ACTTGCAGGAGCTGTAGAAAATGTTAAAGTAGTTCCTGAAACTGAGTAAGTATCGTGTGCTTGGAACACACCGTCTATAAAGACCATTAAGTTATTTTCGTTATCAGGAGCAGTACTCAAAGTAAAAGTTGTGTCTGAACCATCTCCTGCGTAGATATTAGTATCCATGTTAGTACCAGAGCCACCTCCAATACTTCCCCACGAATCTGTATAGCCTTCAAATTTTCCTGTAGTGCTGTTGTATCTAAAGTAACCTGCTGCTGGACTTCCCGGACGCTGTGCTGTAGTTCCAACTGGAACATGTATAGAGTCTGTTGCACTTCCAATATCTAAAGTAACATCAGGTGAAGCGTTAAGAATACCTACACGATTTGTCGAAGAGTCAACAACTAAAGTATTTGAATCCCAATTAAAGTCTCCTGTACCGCCAGTTAATGCTGTTAGAGTTCCAAGACTTGTTATGTTTGTTTGAGCTGCAGTTTGTAATGTACCTGTTATGTCTCCAAAGATTGCATTACCTACAGTTCCGCTAAAGACCTCTGAAGAGTTTGTAGCATCAGGTACAAATGTAAATGCTGAAGCACTATCATCATATCCAAAGAAACCTACTTTAGCAGCACTACCATTATGCCATCTAAATTCTATACCTCTATCTTTGTTATCGTCAGAGCCTGGAGCTGAATCACCACCTAATGTAAAGATTGGATCATCTATTGTAACAGTTGTACTATTAACTGTACTTGTAGTTCCATTAACTGTTAAATTACCTGTAAGTGTAAGGTTTCCGCCAACAGCAGCATTACCTGTAGTAGTTATACTATCTACATAAGCATCTTTCCAACGAACACTTGTTGAACCTAAATCAACATCACTATCTGTTTGAGGCCCAAATATTCCATCAGCTACATACACTTGCTCTGCGTTTGCTGCATAGAAATGTATTTCGTCTGCTGTTTCAAAATCTATTTTAGTTTGATCGTCTTCACCAATCTTAATATCTGTAGCAAGTAAAGATGTAATTCCTGTTTGAGCTGCATTAACTGCAAAGTCTATTGTAGAATCTCCATCTTCGTATGTGACTGTAACACCTGTTTCAGTATTACTAGATAGCATTGCTCCTACAGTATCTTCGATATATTCATCTAAGTTTGTACCATTAACTGTATAAGCATCAGCTTCAAGAGTACCATCTATGTCAGCATTACCTGATACATCTAAAGTAGTTAAATCAAGTTCTCCTGCAATTGTGACATTTCCATCGGCTAATGTTATTAAATCTGTATCTGATGTATGTCCTATGGTTGTACCATTTATAATTACATTATCGACAGTAAGTGTTGTAAGAGTTCCAAGACTTGTAATATTTGATTGTGCTGCTCCTGTAACAGTAGCTGCTGTACCACTTGTATTACCTGTTACATTTCCTGTTAAATTACCTGTAAAGGAAGTAGATGTTAATGCTCCAGTACTAGGGTTATAAGTAAGTCCTGTGTCGCTTTCAGCACCTTGAGAACCTGTAGCTCCGTCTACAAATATAGGATATACAGTTTCATCTGTGCTGTTATTTGCAGAGACTGTAATATTATCTGCTGTTCCTGTAGTGTCTTGATTAAGTGTACCGATTACAAAGTCTAATGTATTGTCACTATCATCATAAGTAACTGCTATGTTTGTCTCTGTATTAGAGCTAACCATAGCTCCAACAGTATCACTAATTGTTTCTGCTAGAGTTGTACCGTTTACTGTAATTGCATCTGCTTCTAAAGTTCCGTCTACATCTACATCACCACTAATATCGAGTGTAGCTGCAGCAAGTTGACCACTAATGGTTATGTTTCTACCACCAGTAATATCTTTGTTTGAATCTGTTATAATAGCTTTACTTGCTATTACTGTTCCGTTTGTTATGCCATCTATAAGATTAATATCTGTAGCACTTGCTGTAACACCATCTAAAATGTTTAATTCTGCAACTGTTGAAGTAATGCCATCAAGAGTATTTATCTCTGCTGCTGTAGCTGTGACACCATCAAGAATATTAAGTTCGGAAGCAGTTGAAGTAACTGTAGTGCCATTGATAGCAAGTGTATCTATTTCAGCAGTACCGTCAATATAAAGGTTTCTCCATTGTTGAGAAGCACTTCCTAAGTCATAAGTGTCATCATCGTCTGGAATAATATGAGAGTCTACATCAGCTCCGAATACTACGTTATCAGTTGCAGCATCTCCCATAGTAATCGTACCACCATTAAAAGTTGTAGTACCTGTTACTGTTAAGTTTCCTCCAACTGTAGCATTGCCACTTGTTGTAAGTGTTGTAAATGCTCCTGTAGAAGCCGAGTTAGCTCCAACCGTAGCTCCATCTACTGTACCACCATTTATATCTGCTGTGTCGGCTACTAAAGCATCTGTAGTAACTGTACCATCAAAGTAAGCATCTTTAAATTCTACAGAGCTTGTACCTAAATCTATATCGTTATCAGTAACAGGAACAATAGCTCCATCCTGTATTCTAATTTGCTCTACTGCTGCAGAAGATACTTCAACAAAGATACCCCATCTGTTGTTGGTGCTATCAACTACAATTTTGTTTAAGAAATCTAAATCACCTATAGTGTGTATATTACCACCTTGTCCAGCAGTACCATCGTGTCTGTGTCCTGTAGATGATGCACTACTTGAAGAGTAGCTAAAAGCGTTTAATAGTTGATTATATTCGTTATTAAAAAGCGCAGCAGTTATAGTATCGCCATCTGCCATCGAACTTTGTCTGGTATATGCTTGAGCCATAGTTTATTTCTCTCTTGTTATTATTATTGTCTTCCTGATGGTCTGTAATTTATATATAATCCATTTAATGTGTATGGAGCATTTGTATCGTCACTAAAAATTTTAAAGAAGTTACTATATCCGCTTCCTGTTAAAGCTTGTCTAACTAAAGGTTGCGATTGTGCGCCTAATATGTTTGTTCCAAAAACAGCAGTTCCAAAAAGAGAAGGCGTAGGTACTTCTGTAAGAGTAGCATCTAACGGTTGAGGAACATCTGTACTATCATAATCATATCGTATTCTTAACGTAGGTTGTATTGATCCTTCTGGTGATATAGAAATTTTAAGATAATCTAAAGTCTTTAAAGTTCCAAAATCTCCATAATCAAAGTCAGGAGATTGATACTGAGCTACTATATTAGTTTCTGTACCTGCAGGGTTAAAAGAGTTACCTGTATCGTGGTTATAAATATACCCATCTCTGTCTCCGTGATATACTTTTTCTTTACCTGCAGAATTAAAACCAGAAGTAACAGCAGGAGCTTGTATTCCTGATGTTTCCGCCCATTCAAATCCTTCAGGTCTTAATGTTCCTATAATTCCTTTTGAAGCAGCAGCCGAAGCTCCGCTTGTGCTGTAATACATTCTATATTGAGATTTATCTCTTAATACTACACTACTAAATTCGTATGTTGAATCACTACTAAGAATATTGTTAATAATAGGTTGTATAGCTTTACTAACAGTTCCAAGCTCTACGTCACCAATTCTTGCTGTACCTGCAATAGTTCTAAAGCCATCAGGTGCTAAAAAAATCAAATCACCTGCAAATTCCTGTATAGTCTTACCATCTACACAACCTACGTTCTTTGTAACAGGTACTATTGCTATCGTACTTGAATTATTTATATTCTGTAATTTGTAGATTGAGTTCCTACAAAATATAAATAGCTCATTACGGAAAGATCTAAGTCCTACTACTTGATCATCTAGTACAATACTTCCTGATCCTGAACTTGTAAAATCATCTATATCACTTGTACCGCTATAAAATATTGTGTTCTTTGCTGTAGCTGCACCTGCAACTACTAAGTGTTTATCGTGTATTACACAAAACTTTGGATAGTGTGTTCCGCTTACTGTAATCTCTTTTGCAAAAAAAGTTCTGTTTGTTATATCAGAATCTGTACCTGTCATTTTAAAATAGAAAGGTTTTACTCCAGATCCTTCATCAGTAATAATTAATTCACCGTATTCTGTATCGCCTTCAAAGATTGCAAAGTGTGCTTTGCTCTGTGAAGTCCTTGCAGAAGCACTACGACCTGTAAAAGTAGTGTGGTTATCTCCGCTTCCTGATACACTTGCTCTATTAATCTGTAACCAACTGTTTCCAGTTTGACTAAAATATATGTTAGTACCTGAACAAGCTACTACTCCGTCTGCATATACTTTCAGTCCTAATATATCATTACTGCTATTTGGTCGTGTACCATCTCCTAACTGCGAATAGCCATTAATACGTCTGTACCCACCTTTTATATCTACTTCAAAATTCTCTAGTTTTGTAGCTATTCCTGGAGTTTGTAAAAGAGACAAAGCATTTGTAGATTTATTTAAACCTCCTCTAAGAGGAACTGAAAAGGGTTGTGAAGCTGCCATTAGAAATAAATCCTATCATCTGTCATACTTTTTGGTTGTGGATTAATTAAATTAGACTTCATATACTTCATACCTTTTTTATAATCATCTAGTGCAAAAGCTGCTTGTTGTAAGTTTTCTTTAAACTGATGAATATAGTAACGTGTTCTAGCTAATATAACAGGCGCATATTGGTCAGGAAGAGTAATAGTATCTCCGTGTGCCGATAAAGCAGTTGGTTTAGTATAAGCATAAAAATGAACATTATATACTTTGTCTGGTATAGGACTAAGACCAAACTTACGGTGGTCTGGACTACGAATAACGTAACGAGGTTCTCCATAGTTCTGAGTATCCGCATCATCTGCGTTCTCCGAATCTCTTCTGTATCTTCTCCAATCTGTTAAAGATATAAATTTTAACCCTCTTGAAACATACGGAGCAGATTCTCCCGATACACTTATAGTAGTAATATAAAAATCATCCCAATCTATAGAAGCATAATCAGTAGTTATACTAGAACTATCTGATTTAAGAGTATACCATCTAGTTCCTGCTACAGTTGCTACAGTTACATTACCGTAAAAAGGATCTGTACCACCACTAGCTGCAGCAGCAAAAAAAGGAAGTTGAGGTTCTTCGTTTGCAATATCATTTAATGATCTATTTATAGATTCTTTAACAAACGCTTGTATTCCTACTGCGTCTGAAAAGTTTGATGATGTTAATTGAATCTCATTAAGTTCTCTTAAAGCCTCATTAGTAAGTGTTAAATATGTTGTAGCCATTATTTACCCTTTTTCTTTTTACCAAAAATACGATCATAGTTATCATTGTACTTCTGTTTTGCTTCACCAGAATATGCGCTACCTAACAATCCTAAGACTCTAGTGCTTTTAGGCTTACTAGAGCCATTTAGGATCATAGGATTTTTATCGTTACCTATCTGTGGCATATCTACTGATCAGGAGTAGAGCCGAGATGTAAAAACTCAACTAAATAAGTAACAGTTGTAGCTGCTGTAGCAAGATCATTTGCTAGTGGTTTAAGACGAGCATAAAGTGTACGAGCAGAAGCACTATACAAAGTAGAGGCTATAACAATAGCTTCTGAAGTTGCAGGGCCTCCAACAACACCTGCTGTTACTCCTGTTCCTACAAAAGCGTTAGCTGCGTGTCCATGTGAGTCTTGAATAATATACAAAGGTGCGTTTGCTGTCCAAGTTACT